ACACACTTGAAATCTTCAGCCATAGCCGAATCTCCGTCACGAGCGATACATGGTGTCATGTCAGATTTCTCGCGCGGGCACTGTAATTCATTGCTTGGTAGCCCAGTTCTTTTCAAAATCATGTCTCGGTATAAATTGCCTGCTCCCATCAATGCACTCCTTTAGTATTTAATTGGTCCGGATGGCAGAAATTGAATCTGCGGCCTCTCGCGCCCAAGGCGAGTGCTCTAACCTTGCTGAGCTACACCCGGATATGTTTTGGCGGAGAGGACTGGATTTGCACCAGCAGGTCTTTCGACTGACGGTTTTCAGGACCGTTTCCCACACTATGCTAGGTACCTCTCCTATTATAATACAATATAAAAATTTTCAGTTGACTTATAATTTTCTATTTTGCAATTAGCCATTTTTGAAATATGATCCCAAATACATCTGCCACTTTTGTATCCTAATTTTGAGTATATATCTTTTATATGAAATCTTCCCTGATTTTTAGATAAGAAATCCAAAAGAGACAAGTGCTTTTCCCGATTAGGAGATAATGTCTTGCCAATATTGCGATGTTTGTCGGCATTCCTTAATCTTCCTTCTTTAGCGTTGTCTGAAAATTCTTGCCAACAAAAATTGCCCTTTTTGTATCCAACCAAATGATCTTTCCTTCCAATGGAGGGACGTATCATGTCTTCTGGCACTGGGCCTAAGTAGAAAACAAAATGAACAAATCCTTCAAAACTACGAGAGAATAAAGCGTCAATTTCTGACTTCCTTTTGTGCATGTCGCAAAATGATGCCCAATGATATGGATATGCTTGTTTATATTCCCCATAATATGGCAGTCCTCTTGATGTAATCGATCGGAATGCGCCATAGTTATGAGACTCAAGATGATGAGCCATGCAAATTTTGGTATGCTCAATAAATTTATCTATATCGATCCATTCAATTTGGCAATACAAACATTTCATTGGTTTTCCTATTTCAAGACCGCGCCATAGACCTCTCGGCCACGTCTCCTTATCATGTTTTGCCATAAATTCTTCTCTTGATTTAATTATAACCTGTTTTAATCAATTTTATCATCTTCGCAGCAAAAAATCTATTACTATCTTGAAGACCTTTTTGGATTCGCAGTATTTGTAGTAGCCATAAGCATTCGATTTTCTGTAAGGAATCTTATCAATTGGGCGGCCTGCCATGCTTAAAATGGCATCATCAAAGATTGATTTATACTCTTCTGGGATCATTCCCCTGAATTGTTTTAAGTCATCCATCTGCTCATAATATATTTGACAATTATCTAATTTCCCGCTATCTGTGGAAGCATCTCCATCAATTTGATCTTCTTGTCTTTTTTTCTCGTTAAACCAAGACAACAAGAAAAATCTCGTATAGCCATAGAAGTGGTTCAGCAAAGGGATGTTTCTCTCTGGATGGAAGTGCCTTAAACAAAATTCAAAACAATCCCAACACAAAGACAGCCGTTCATCGTCTTCCATATACATTTGACGGAAACCAAGATTTCCCTTTAGCCAGCGGTCAATAAATGGCACCATTTTATTGAACATATCGTTTCTGATTGCATCTTTTTCTTTTTGGTCATTGACACTAAAAAAAAGTTTAGACTGAGAATCAAGATAAGCAATTGTCTTAGCATCCATATCCGCATTATCCTTAAATATTACGAAATCAGAGCAGCAATAGAAGCCCATTCAGAAATCTGCTTAGTAGAAAGAAGAGATTCCATACCATATTCGCGGCATACCAACCGAAACTTTTCTATTGATAAATCATTCCTTCTCAATTTTGGAGTTGGGCATCCTTTAAACGGAAGTTTTACTAATTGAATATTCCTTTCGATAATATCGGATGATTGCTCTATGTCTTGTTTTCTTTTTCCTTTAGATTCTCCTTTTAGATAAGCTACTGCAGTTTTTTCTCCAACGCCTTTTACCCCAGGTACATTATCGCTCCCGCAACCGGCAATTGCTTTGACCATAACCCATTCGTGAGGAGCAATTCCATATTCCCTACAAAATATCTCTTTATTTGTGCTTTGCCGCTTTGTAATTGAATAAAGGGAACAATGATCAAGCAATTGCAAAAGATCATTGTCAGAGGTGATTACGATGGTTTTTGGGGGATCTTTTCCGAATACTATGTTGGCTATTGTATCATCCGATTCATACCCATCAACAAGGAAGACATTATTAAATCCGAGCATGGGCAAGACAACATCTCTGATCTCGTTAAATTGATCATAAACAAGAGATAGCGATTCTTTCTCCTCGTCAGTTAAATCCTTCTTCCTGTTCTCTTTGTATTCAGGAAGCATTTCCTTTCTTTTGCTGCTTCTTGAATCCCAACAAAATGCAACTTGGTCAGGTTGAAATTTCAAACACAAAGAAATGATTTGTTTTAAAAAACCGAAAATCACTTCGGTGCGATTCCCGCGATACGCCATTCCTTGGGACAAGGCAAATGCAGAGACATAGCCAACATAATTGCTATCAAAAATGAGCAACATTTATGTATTCCTTCTGTTAAGTTTCCTAATTTGCCTTTTTTCTTTTTCTTGTTCTTCCATTTGGGCATAGATGTCAGATGCTAATGTTACAACTCTTTTTGCCCAATCAACATCATCGGAATTCAGTTTTACTTCCTGAGCAAAATCTTCAATGTCATGAGGAATCACGCTATACTTAATGCTTTCTGATCCAACAGATACCCGACAATGACGTAGCTCATGTCTAATTAATCTGATTTTGTCAGTTTCCGGGATCGCCTCGAATGCGACTTTATCAAGAAACATCACATAATCACAACCATCTTCAGCCTCATCATCAGTTAACCTTCTAACAAGGTCATTGGCACCACTGATCCTTCCCAAAACAATTTTGTCACCATATGTTCTTTTCTTTGTGTCGAATAAAATCTTAATGGTGGCGTCGCTCAGCTCAGGGAAATGCTCATTTATGATATTGTTCATTATGTTGTTTGCTTCTTCATTTGCTTCTTCAAATCTAATCATTTTATTCTCCTTTCTTCTGCTTTATAAGTTCCGGGTTCTCGTAGATGTTGCCAATGACTTCCACTTGCTCAGCATACTTAGGGTTAAGGCGATCCCATGTCGGATCGGCACCAATACCCACACGCGGCTTTCTTGGCCCGGTAATCCCAAATCCAGCGTCATTATAGGGACCCCCAAAAACAACGGCCATTATTTCCTTTTCATGGGGAGAATTAATGTCTACCTTGACGACATCCCCCTCATAAATCTCCCTGCCGTTCTTGTCTTTCAGGCCTGTAAACTGAAGCCACTTTATTTCTGTTGTCTTTTCAATCCCATCGTCGCCGAGGTCTACGGTCTCATCAAACAGCACGAATGCATGGGGATAATCGCTCATCAATTCATATCCAGAAAAGAACGGCATGAGATCGTGAATCTCATCTTCACCCAGAAACCGCTTCTCGTTTACTGCCCATGCTCTGAATTTTATCTCTCTCATCTGATTTTTCTTCTTTCTCTATTTGCCTTGAAGAGATTTTCAACCTCATGCCAGATAGTGATGGTTTCTTTTTTTAAATCCGCAACGAGATTATTTTCCTCTACATTCCTGATGGCTTGTTCCATTCCCATAAAAGATTTTCCATTGGGACAACCATAAGATGTTGTTTTTTTCATATCTTTAACATACTGCAAATTCTCGCGAATTGAGTCGACTCCATACCCGAATACGATTGGGATCACTACAGTTCTATAGGGATCATCTACTGTGCTTTTTGTGATTGAGCATTCACTATTAATCCCTATTACCTTACTGACCTTAACTCCATTTTCAAGTTTCTTTTCGACTTCAATTTTGGATTTTTGACGAATACGAATACGAAGGGATGAATAGTAAGGAATTGCTTTTCCTCCAGGAGTAACTATTCCATTGTCTCCTTCTCTTTCTTGATTTGAACATAGAAAGAGAAGGGTTGAAATAAGTCTGGCATTTACTCTAAGCCCGGAACTGAACTCTTTAGCCCGTCGCATGCCCATTTTGTCGCCAGTTTCCAATTCTAAATCCGTAGTCAAAGCAGCCAATGAATCAGTTAAAGCTACCTTTGGTCCTTTTGTCTCGGCTTCCCATCCTTTTAGCAAATCAAAAACTTCCGACACCGTACTTGGTCTATGATAATTTTTCTTCGTTAAAGAAATCCCATAGATCCTTGAATATTCTTCATCAAGTCTTGCTTCTGGATCCATGTATATGATATCACCATTTTGAATCTGCGCACTGGCACCGACTTCGGACAAGATAGCTGTTTTTCCCGATCCAGCAGGGCCATATATCTCGCATAGAATGCAGCAAGGGATTCCTCCTTCATATATCCTTCCTCCACTAATCGCTAAATCCAGCAGGGTAGACCCCGTTGAAACGATTTTAACATCTCCCCATTGCACTTCTTTTGTTTCAACAGTTATCGGCTCTTCTTTCGTTTGTTCTTTTACTTGTTCTGCCAAAGATGCAGTCGTTTCTTTCTCGTCTGGTCTTCTATTTAAAATAGCCATGTTTACTCCTTCTTTTTCAAATTATTGACTCTTGGCCAATACAATTTGTTTCTCAAAATGCAAACGACATAACTTTCATGGTCTCTTGGTACAACTGTATCAAAATGCTTTGTCTGAGGGAAATGTTCTGCGGGGACAATTTCGATAATTGTCCCTTCTTTTGTTTTTGAATAGCCTTGAGACTGACTTGTCCACCAAACTTTGTCTCCGAGATGAAAAACGGGCATAAATGAAAATTCCTTTCTTTAGAAATCGAGCATTCTTAATAACTGCTGTTTTACGATTGGATCATCTTTCTTTTTGGTCAACAAATTCGATAATTGTTCCCCATAATTTTCTTTGATTTGCCTGAATCTTCTTGCATCTTCATATCCGGTTTTCGACATTGCTTCCTGGATTGAGTTCTCCAGAAAAACTTTGACGGTTTCTTTATTGTCTTTTTCAAGGAAGAAATTGAATTCACAATCTTCATATTGGTATTTCATTCTTGAAAATTGCCTGTTTTGATATTTAGGAATTGAAAGAAGCGCTTCATACGGACCTCGAAGAAAAGAAGTCTGGTTAATAGATGCCATTTCGATGACTTCCTGTTTGGCATCTATAATTTTTGCTTCTATTAACAATCCGGTTATGGTTTTCATTACATCCTTTCAATCATGCCGCAAACAATATATGCCGTGATACACGCTCCAATTATCCATAACATTATAATATTTATCTGGTCTTGCCTTCATTTCATCTTTCCTTTTTTCATTTAAAGTGTGGACGTGGGAATGAACAAAAAAAATGGCAATTGCAACAATCAAAAGCAATCAAAAAACAAAAATGGGCAATAGCGAGAGCAGCAATAAGCAACAAGCAACACCGAAGTGTCATTTATATAAAGTTCTCCCATCAACAAACCCAAAGTAATTTCCATGGATAATCCACGAAGTCGCCATAATGCCGAAGCATTGCATCATCCATTCGCCACGTTTCCAATGAATTACTCCATTGGAGAAAGCAGTTGCTCCACGTCCACGTTTAATTCTAATTCAGTTTTTGCATTTGACTGCTTAATAGCGGCATCAATTGCCAGATCTGCATTCTGTATTTCTGTTATGCGTCGGTCAATGGACTTTGTATCATACTGAGGTTCATTCGATTCTTCGGTTGTATTGTCACCGTAACGCTGTGTTGTTTTGGTTTTGACAGCGGTCTGAATACGGATATTCTTTAAGTCTGCTTTTCTCTCCATGAGAACCTTTTTGATTACCAACCATTCATTGATTGTCTTGCTGCTCATGATTTTCTCCTTTTATCAGATCGGGTGCAACTCGTTTAAAGCTTCGTCATATAAAGGATCAATTCCTTTGCATTCCTCCTGGCAATCCCAATCTTGGCCTTCCAGAATATCGATGATACCTTTGTATAGCGTTTTGCGCATGGTTTTATCTGGCACATTCTTTTTGAAGAGAGGTATGATGTCTTCCATCACATATGTCCCATTTGACCATCCCATTATCATTCTCCTTTTTATCTCTCATCTTCAAAAGAAGTGCAGCGGTAGAGTTGCGAAACGGTTGGCTCTACTATTTCTTCGCTCTGCTACAACGGACAATATCGTTTTCACACACTGCACTTTCATTAGAGAANACTATTCTTTCNTCANTGACTGTTTCTTGATCTCCTTGATAATTGGGAGCAATAAAGCATTGCCTGCCCTGAGACGTTTAGCAGCAGTTGCATTCCCGTTGTCCGCTTTGATCGCTTCAACTTTGTTTTCCGTCAAAATATTGATCATGTTTTGAATCTGTTTTTCCAATGTAGCCATTTTATCCTCCTCAATTAATATTTACCTACCTATCCTCTCCTCAACAGAGTCCTTCTTCCGGTAGCTGCTGCAACCGGCGGAGCCGGTGTTTCAGCCTGCCTGCTTTTTGCTTCTGAATCCGCTCTGTCTGCCGCTTCTGCACAGTGCTGAGCTTTTTCACATTTGTCGCACTCACTATACTTGCCATAATCAGCACCAAATACAGCACCAAACTCGCATTTACTTTTTGATTCTTCGGATTGAGAAACTGGAGTCAATCTTGGCTTGCTTCTAAGACTTGATTCTTGAGATTCTTCGGCTTTTGTGGACTGATCCCTTAATGATCTCCGGGGCTGCTCCGCTTCTTGGGAAGATGAAGACGATTCTTCTGCTGGTTTACCGGCAGACCCAAACAGAATTTTACGCAATTCTTCTTCACTGTGAACAACAATTAATTCATCGAGAGTGTGTGCTTTTTCAAGAATTTCTTCCGGTATGTCATAATCTCGCTGCTCAAAACGATGACCTGTAATTTTCTTATAGGTGTCATTATCAACATCAAATGCAATGGATTTGCCAATTGTTTTGTCAGGATCAGCGAAAGCAATAAATCCACCGCCACGAGGAGATCGGGCCAAGGAAACAATCAATTTCTCTGAATATCCATAAGATACTTCCCAAACCTGAATTCCTTCTGCTTCTGTTTTAGCATCATCCATAACAAGAACATTATATGCGCAACGACGCTTTGGTGCAAATGGAATATCATTCCAGTCCACTCCACTTGCCATTAATGCTTCAACTTCATCACATATAGGGCATGGGTTACCATAATTCTTTGCAGGGCAAACGACCATTGCCTTGCCAGGACCAACATTGGAATGAATGTAAAGGTCCAAAACATATGCCCAGTCGCCTTTTTTGATATCAGATGTTTTAGCCGGAAAATTTCCTCCCGAAACAAAGGGAATAATGTCAATTATATGCGGAGTCCCTTTTGTTGGTTGCGGCCTGTAAAACTTTATTTCTGCATCAGAAGAAAAATATTTACTGTTTGCATCCCCGTCCTTTCTATCATAACTGCTTTTGGTTCTGTTGAGCAATTCCTTTTTCATCGCTTCTCGATCATACTTCATGTTCTCCTCCTTTTTCCTTTAAATTGTTTTGTTTCTCGTACTGCTTTTTGGTTTCAAAATAGCTACGGAATGTAGCTTTTGAAATCAATCGTATCAAAATATACATTCCAATCAAGGCAAAAATTGAAAGCAAAAAAATCTTTAGCATTGATAATTCCATATTAGCTCTCACTTCTCCGAAGAAATTTTCTTCCTTTCATAGACTCATTTAACGCTGCTCCCGCACCTGCTTGGGCTTGTCCTTCAACCAGTTTCTTTGCTGGCTCTGATACATAAGGTTCCGAATAATACTTGGACAAGAACAGATCAGTCAATTTTTCCAGGGCTTTTTTTCTATGCTCAAAACTGTCCTTTGCTACCTCCAAAAGCTTTGCATCTCGTTTTGCTTCAAGCAATTTATTATTTGCTTCTTGGTAAATCAAATTCGAAGTAATTGTTGATTGAATTGATCCTTCTGTCACCTTTTCAATTCCAAACGAGGATGGATCTTTCCGAATATTCATATCCAGTTCTGCTTTTGTTACATCCAGTCTCTCTTTTGCTTTATCATACTCAAAAGCCGCGGTTACTGACTTCTCGGCCCAGTCGGCATAAAGAAGTGCTTGGTTCATCCATTCCTTGTCAAGGCTGTACTGATCTATGACAAGGTCCTCTTTAAAATTATTCGACATACTTTTCTCCTTTCAATAATTATAACCTGTTTTAATAAAATCCTCACGAAAGAATTTCAATTTTATCAATAAAATTCTTTATTCCGGTCTCAAATAAACCTTTATTGTTGATATCTCTTAAAACAGCAGAAGGATGCAAGCACCAGCAAATCCAAGCCCCGGCCTTTTCGTTCCATTCTGTTTTCCCGCTCATTTCTTTAATCCCTCCGGCTCGCCCTGTAAATGCTTGAAGACTTATATTTCCAAATGCTAAAATGAGTCTGCAATCTATTTCTTTCAACTCCTCGAAAAGCCACTTCTCAGAGCAAATCTTGATTTGATTTGGCTTTGGAGACTTACTGATCGATGGAAAGCACTTACAAACACTGCTCAAATGGAAATCATCTCTCTTAAGTTCATACTTTAAAAGTTCATCCCAAACAACTTTGCCTGCGGGACCCATCAAACACTTCTTTTTCTCATCCTCCTCGGACCCAGGTGTATCTGAAATAATAGAAACGTTAAAATGTCCAGGGGAGGCATGAACAGGCCCTCTACACTCTCCTCTCAGCTCACAATCGGGACATCTTGAAAGAGACTTCTTTGGGGCAAATGAAATTTCCTTGATGGCGTTTTTTATTGTTCCTTTTTCGATATCCAAAGAAAGTACTCTGGGATTATTAGCTAAATCTCCGACAATAATTTCGAGGGTATTATTTTTGGCCGGAGTTTCAATTTTAAATGAAAAATACTTAGAAAAATCTCCTGTTGGATTACCACCAAATGCTCCAATTTCAGTTAAGATAGATTCTAATTTTCCTCCATTTGTTTTTTCAATGATCTTGACTTCTGTTGTGTTTGAAAAAAAGAATCCTCTAGTTTTTTTAATTGGCGCTCTGCTTACGACCACTTTAGATGATTTGATATCGTTGCATTTCAAGGCCATTTTCTCGCCAAAACCCTTAATCTCAATAAATGGAACATAGAGTTTCCCGTCTTTTGATGTCCATTTAACTGCATCAGACACTCCTACTTTTGGTGTTACTATTTCCAATCCCATTCTATATGCTTCTTTAACTAGTTCTTCTTTCTTGTTTTCAGATCCATAAGTTAAAGCTGCACACATAAACTCGACGGGATAGTACATCTTGCACCATGCCGTATAGTACCCAAGTATCGCGTAAGCTGTAGAATGAGAGAGGTTGAAGGAGTACCGAGCATGTGCCTGTAATTCTTTCCAAAATGTCCTTGCTTCCTTTGCAGAAAAAGTTTTCTTTTCCAGGCAGCCAGCTACAAAAGCTTCTTCATATTGCTTAAACTCTTTTGCATCTCGTTTTTTACTAATTACTTTCCGGATCTTATCTGCTGTTACATATGGCAATCCGGCAACCTTATGAATAACTTCCATGACCTGTTCTTGATAAATAATAATGCCATAAGTATTCTTAACAATTTCCTCGTAGGTGGGATGTTTCTTCTCCCAACCATTCCCTCCATTTTTTCTTGCTATGTAAGTAGTTGTTTGCCCGCTATCTGCCGGCCCCGGACGTACCAAAGCAATAATATCTGACAGTTCATTGATATTTGTTGCGTGAATTTGTTTTGCCAGAGCAGTTGTTGCCCATGCCGATAACTGAAAAACTCCGACTGTATTTCCTTCATAAAGACTTTGATATATTCGCTTGTCATTTAAAGGAATCTTTTCAAATTCAAACTCGACAGAATCGCAGTCGGCTTGGTCCACTTCATCTCCCACAAAATAACAATCACTTTCTGGATGGTATAGAAAGAGTTTTGGGTTATCTTTGCTTATGATTTGTTGCCGAGTTTCATTTAGTATAGATAGAGTATTTAGCCCAAGAACATCGAGTTTCATTAAACCGACCTGCTCTGAATCTTTCATATCCCAATTGCAAACAATTTCATTGGATCTAATAGCTAAATTTCCTCGGGTCCCTTCTCGGAGATCTTCAGACGAAATAATCAGCGCTGCTGCGTGCTGCCCTACAGATTTAATTTGCCCTTCTAGTGCCGACATGTATTCGACAAGATCTCCATGCTTTTCTTTAAATTCTTTTCCAATATCGGTTTTCAAAGCTTCTTCTATTACTTTTTCATCAGAGTCAGGAGATTCAATTATAGATTTTGCAAATACATCTGCTTCTGATAAAGGAACGTCAAATACACGGCATATATCTCTAACAGTTCCTCTGCCTTTCATCGTCATAAAAGTCGACAATGAAGCAATGTGATTTTTGCCATAAAGAGATTCTAAATGTTCTCTGACTAAATGGCGCTTACGATCTTCGAAATCCATATCTATGTCCGGGAGATCTTGTCGATCCTCTGCGATAAATCTCGAAAACAATAAACCATATTTTATTGGATCAACGCTGGTAATACCAAGTAGAAAGGCAAGTAGGCTACCCCCGACACTGCCCCGGCCAGGTCCTGTCATGATTTTGCTTTTCTTACACCAGCTAATTAGCTCCCATACAATGAGGAAGTAAGGAGAAAACCCTTTTTCTTGAATCAGCTTCCACTCTTCGGATAACCTATCGAAATACAAATTGACCTTTTCTGTTTCCCAGTTTTGACTGATCGCAAGGAGCTGTTTTTCGGCAAGATTCCAAATAAATTCTCCCGGATCTTCATTTTCATATCCGGGTACTTTAGGAAGAGAAATATTCTGTTTAGGGATTTTAAACTTGCATTTTTCATAGATGTCTTCGGTCCAATCCAAGATGCCTTCAATTTCGTCTTTATCAAAGACCCCTTGCTCTTTGAAGGCATTCCTCATTTCATTTGCTGTTCTGAGGTACAAACCGTTAATTGAAAACCGATAACGATCAATATCAGTCCATTTTGCCTTCGTCTGCATCGCAAGCAGCACTTCTTGTGCTTCCGAATCAGTCGCTTTAATGTAATGACAATCATTTGTGGCTACAATCGGGACCGAATATTGTTGAGACAATTCAATGCAAAGATTGTTGGTTTTAATTTGATCTTCCATCAAATGAGGCATAACTTCCAAATACAGATCTTTGCCAATAATCGCTTGTAGGTGATCAAATAATTGAATTCCTCCAGGGAGATGCAGAAATGATGCAGAGCATCCAGTCAGGACGATTAATCCTTCACAATGGTCCATCAAAGATTCATAGTCAATCCTGGGTCGATAATAAAATCCGTCCAGATTGGCTTTGGTTAACATTTGACATAGATTCTTCCAGCCGATTTCATTTTTAACCAGTAGAGTTATGTGCCCTCGTTTTTCTCCCTTTTCTTTTCTCAGCATATCGGGAACAATATATGCTTCGCAACCCAGAATCGGATCTATCTTTTCTTTTTCGCATGCCTTTTGAAACTTAATAAGGCCGTCAATATTGCCGTGATTTGTAAGACTTAGATAATTGAACCCCAGTTTTTTAGCCTCTTTAACATACGATTCGGCGGAACCGAAACCGTCTAAAAAACTAAATTCATTATGTACATGGAGGTGAGAAAAATTCATAG